ATTGTGGGAGGAAGGGCGACCCCCTTGCTTAACCCTCCACACAACCACAAACAAAAACCCTTGTCCATTAACTAACTGCAAACATTTGGAAACTTGCTATAATAAGGGTAGGAGAACAAATTAAAAATGGAGGTAAAGAGGGGTAAAAATGAATGCTATAGCGTATTTAAGGGCTACAGATGAGCTTGGGCTGGATAAACAGGATAGGAATATACGGGAATATGCCAAAGCTAACAAGATAAGCATAGCGAGGTGTGTTACTGACACGGGGGAGGAGCGGGCATCGCTGGATGAGCTTGCATATGGGGTGATAGCTAACCCTCCTATACAGGCGGTGATAGTGTCAAAGAGCGATAGGGTGTCGGGGGATGTAAACCTGTATTATTATTACAAGATGTGTCTTGCCAAGAAAGACCTTGTTTTAATATCAATCGAGAGTAAATTTGACCCGGCGGCTGTTGAGGTGCTGGAATCTTTTGTAATATCTGCTGCAAATGCGGAACGGGAAAACATCAGGAAGAAAAAGTATGACGGCAAGATGGAGAAGGCAAGGAAAGGCGGTTATGCGGGAGGGCGCGCTCCGTATGGGTACGATGCCATAAGAGGCAGCGGTGAGCTGGTGGTAAACAAAAAAGAAGCTGTCATGGTAAAGCGTATCTTTGAGTTGCATGACGAACACTCATTCACAATGCGGGCTATTGTCGAAGTCCTGAAAAAAGAAAAATACAAGACAAGGACTGACAATGATTTTCAGGTGTCTACGGTCGGCTCTATCATAGGCAACAGAAAGACCTATCAAGGTTATGTAAAATACGGCGGTTGTTGGATAGAGGGCAAGCACGAAAAGATATTGTAATGAGTAATAAAATATGGCTTTAATTGAAGAGGTGATTATGGAAGATGTAATAAAAAGTATATTTGCGAGTATAGAAAAGGACAGGTTGAAAGCACGATATTATGAGGACGCTTTTGAAGCTATAAAAATACTTTTCAAAGAGGACAAGCAGACAGCTTTCAAATATAACGCTTCATTAAGGACATACATAGAAACGGCAAAGAAAGCATCAACATCTATTCTCTTTTTGCGTCAAGTGGAGAATATCCGCAAGGAAACATATCACCTTGAGGCACAGGACATTTTCGATTCATACTTAATATATGTTGAGTGGAATCGTCCTCCTGAAAAGAAGTTTTATCTTCCGCGGCGAAAAGTCTTGAAGCGTGTCGCTGATAGTCTGCAGGACTTGGAGGAACGCAAAATAAAGTTTCTCGGTGTCAGCCTTCCCCGCCGTGTTGGTAAATCTACACTTTGTATATTCTTTATGACATGGGTGATGGGTAAACATCCCGAAACCGCAAGCGTAATGTCCGGGCATTCCGACAAACTGACAAATGGCTTTTACAACGAAATACTGTCTATTATTACCGACGATAATACATATCTGTGGGACGACGTGTTTCCCGAAAATAAGATAGCGAACACCTCCGCATTTAATGAAACTATTGACTTAAACAAAACAAAAAGGTTTTCAACCCTTACTTGCCGCTCTATAACAGGAACATTAACAGGAGCCGTTGAGGTCGGCAGCGATGGAATCCTCTATTGCGATGACCTCGTGGAAGACCTTGAGGAAGCGTTAAACCTTGACAGATTAGATAAGAAGTATAACGCATATCTTAACCAGTTAAAGGACGGCTGCAAGGACGGCGCTGCTGAATTGATGGTAGGTACAAGGTGGAATGTACTTGACCCGTTGGGACGAATAAAAGCGGAACATGAAAACGACCCGTTATATAGGTTTATTGTTATCCCCGCTCTTGACGAAAACGACGAGAGCAATTTCCAGTATGATTACGGCGTGGGATTTTCCACTCAATATTATCACGAAATGAGAGTCGCCATGAATCCTGCTGACTGGTGGGCAAAGTGTATGGGACAACCATATGTAAGAGAGGGTTTATTATTCCCGCACGAAGAATTGAATTATTATGACGGTAAACTCCCTGACGGAAAGCCCGACAGAATAATTTCGGTAATTGACGTTGCGTGGGGCGGCGGTGACTATTTTTCAATGCCTATGGCTTACGTTTACAAGGACATTGAGGGGGACGATGTCGTCTATATCTTTGACGTGATTTTTACCAAAGGTTCCAAAGAAGTTACCTATCCTATGGTGGCGGGGATGATACAAAAGCATAACCCATATTCCGTTCAGATAGAAGCCAACAACGGCGGCGCGGAGTTTAGAGATAAGATTGAAGCAATCCTATTGAAAAATAATTTTCATACAAATATCAGCACACGCCGATGTCCTACGACAACAAGCAAAAAAGAGCGCATCTATCGTTATTCGGGCGATATAAAAAAGTTTTATTTCCTCGATATGAAACACAGGGGTTTTGAGTACCGCAAATTTATGGAAAACCTTACCACCTTTGTCATGGAGGGCAAAAACAAAAACGACGATGCACCCGATAGCTTAGCATTGCTTGTGACAGCAATTTTTAACACATACGGAAAAGTTACGGTTTTTGAACGTCCTATTTAACATTATTAGTAATGATTGCTATAATAAGGGTGAGGGGACTTTTTAGGGGCAACATTGCCATTTGTGTGATGTTGTTCTTTTTTATGGAGGTATAAATGGGAATTTCTGAAATTCCGCGCGATAATAAAAGATTAAAGCTTTCGGGAAGAAAGGTTTTATATTCAAACGCAAAAGAAATAACCTCAGCGAATGTTCTTGATGTGCTGGATAAGGTTATTAAAGATTTTAACAACAATCAAGGAGAAATTGATTATCTGTATAAGTATTATCGCGGGATTCAACCCGTGGACAATCGTGTAAAAAAATTTCGTCCTGATATAAAGAACACAATCGTTGAAAACCACGCCTATGAAATAGTATCGTTCAAAAAGGGACACGGATTCAGCATACCTATACAGTATGTCAGACGCGCCGCCGTTAAAGCCACAAACGACACCGAAAAATCAGATGTCACCGATAAAATAACCCGCCTTAATGAATTGATGTCTTACGAAAACAAGCATTCCAAAGACGCGGATTTAGCGGAATCATTTTTTATCTGCGGTACGGCGTACAGGATGGTATTACCCAAACCGTATGATGACGAATGTCCGTTTGAAATAGACACATTGAATGCCAGAGAAACCGCTGTTGTTTACAACAGGGGATTTGGAAAGCATCCTCTCATGAGCATACAGGAGGTTGTTGAAAACGAAAAGGAACTACATTACTACATTTACACACCATATTCGTATTTTCATGTTTTCGACAACAAAATTATATCGGAAACACCTCATACCCTCGGATTCATACCTGTAATCGAATATTTTTCAGACAATTCACGGCTCGGTGCGTTTGAAACAGTCATAGAGATATTAGACGCAATTAACCTTATTAACTCAAATAGAATTGACGGCGTGGAGCAATTCGTGCAATTCTTTATGAAATTTATCAATACAAGAATTGACGGGGCTTTATATGATGAGTTTCTTGAAAAAGGCGCAATACAGGTATCGAGCGAACCTGGATGCCCTGCTGATGTTGGCATAGTTTCGGCTGAACTGAACCAAGACCAGGTACAGACCCTTGTTGACTATTTATATCAATCCGCATTAATAATTTGCGGTATGCCTAACCGAAACGCCAGCAACCGTTCAACCTCTGACACCGGGCAAGGTGTTGTATTAAGAGACGGATGGGAAAGCGCCGAATCGTCACAACAGAACACAGAGGGTTTATTTAAGATTTCCGAAAAACAATTCCTGAGGGTTGTGAAAAATATACTCAGAACAACGGGAACGCTTGACTTCAACATATCCGACATTGATATAAAATTTAACCGCAACAAGACCGACAACTTCCAGACTAAAGCACAGATTTTGCAATCGCTTTTGGCAAGCGGAATACATCCTCAGATAGCAATTTCAACATGCAATCTTTTTGGGGATTCAACACAGGTCTATGTTGATTCCAAGCCTTACCTCGATAACAAGTGGATTACTGCGGACAAGCAGACAGAAAAGGACGCTCAAACTCAAATACCCGATAACACGGAAAAGGAAAATGAGTAACGCAAGATTGCGATTAAAACGTAATCTTGCATTTTTGTTTTTATGCGGGAAACCGCTGAAATAACGGAGAGAACCGTAAACACAAACTGCGGAGAAGCAGGATAAAAGCCCAAATATAACGTCAGAGAAGACGATAAAACGCAGGAGGAATTATGGCAGACCTTAAAACATTACTCGGTGACGATTTCAAAGAAGGAATGACAGTTGAAGAAATCAACAAAGCACTCGGAGCAAAAACCTTTGTTGATTCGGATTCGCTTTCAAAAAAAATTGACAAAAAGCTATTTGACGAAAAGGCTTCAGAACTTTCAAAAGCCAATAAAAGGATAAAAGAACTTGAAGAAGCCGGAATGACATCAGAGGAAAAAACACAGGCGGTAATAGACGCGGCAAATCAAAAGGCAAAAGAGTTTACCGTAAAAAGCAACCGTCTTGACATTGAAAAGCTGTTTGTCAAAAGCGGGCTCGGTGAAAACGAGTACAACCCTATCCTTAATGGAATTGTTTCAGAGGATTTAGAAAAGTCAAAAGAACTCGCAACGAACATACTCGCAACAATCAATTCAAAAGTAACTGCAACGGATAAAGCAATTCGGGCAGAACTCATGAAAGGCACGCCCAGAACCCCTGCGGGCGAAGCAACAGCAACATCAAAACTTTACCAAAAGGAAATTGACGAAGCCATATCACGCGGCGACACGGTAACGCTTGCCGCGTACATGAGAAGACAGCAGGAGGAACAAAAATAAGGAGACAAATAAATGGCAACTAATGAAACCTATGTAATGACATCCCACAACCTGTTGAACTATTCCGGGATGCTGTTCAACAAGGGGAACACAAAAACACCTTTTTCAACCACAATAGGTGGTAAATTCCGTTCAACCAACCACTGGACTTTCCCCACTTCCCTTTCTTACACTACGGGCGGCGGTATTTCACAGCCCGCAATAAGCGAATCCGATTCGCTTACCGCTCCCAACGCAGAGTTTATTACACGCACACAGGCGACAAACGTGTGTCAGATATTCCAGAAAAAGTTGGCAATATCTTACGGCAAACAATCGTCTATGGGTCAGCTGTCCGGGCTTAATATTTCCGGTCAGATTGCGAACCCTGCGACTGAACTTGATTTTCAGGTATCTAACGCGATGGCGGCTATTGCAAACGACATTGAATATACTTTCCTGAACGGCGCACATCAGGATGGAAAC